GAATGCCAACAATCAATGGTAGACAAGCAACAACATTCAGAAAAGTAGAAGAAGGTATTATAAATGAAGGTGGTGCATATGGACATATGAATCATCCATTTGATGTTAGAATGAATTTATCATTTGGTGATTTGAAAGCAATTGTAAATAATGCATTAGATGGAAACTTAGGTGTGGTTAGAGAAAAGACTGACGGACAAGCATTGGCAATAAGTTGGAAGAGTGGTAGATTAATATCAGCTAGAAATAAAGGGCACTTAGCAAACGCTGGAGCAAATGCAATGGATATCAATGGTGTAGCAACTAAGTTTGGCGGTAGAGGCGGATTAACTGATGCATATAATTTCGCAATGAAAGATTTGGAAAATGCAATTAGAGGATTATCTCAGGCACAAAAAGATAAAATATTTAAAGAAGGTAAAGTGTTTGTAAATTTAGAAGTAATATGGCCTACATCGGTTAATGTTATTCCTTACAATCAAGCACTTTTAGTTTTCCATAATGCAGTTGAATACAATGAAGCAGGAAATCCAATTGGTAAAGTAGATGGTGCAGAAAGTATATTAGGTGGTATGTTAAAGCAAATTAATGCACATGTTCAATCTAAATACACAATACAAGGACCTCCAATTGTTAAATTACCTAAAACAAAACAATTAAGTTCTCAAAAAGGTAAATTTAAAGGAATGATTTCAAAACTACAATCTGAATTTGGATTAACAGATAAAGATGGTGTAGCAGATTATCATCAAGCGTGGTGGGAAAACTTTATAGTTAATTCAAAAAAGAAAATATCAGCATTAGAAAAGGCAGGTTTAGTTAAGAGATGGGCGTTTGATGATAAAAGTATGAGAGTAGGTGATATCAAAGATGATAAAGCAAGAGCATGGGCAGAAGGAATAGATAAAGGAGCTAAAACTACTATTATGAGTGGTAATCTTAGAAAGTTTGAAGATATATTTTTAGGAGTTGGTGCAGAGGTTTTATCATTTATGAGTTCAGTATTAACTGCACAACCAGATAAAGCATTACAATCAATGAGAGCTGAATTAGAATCTAGTGCTAATCAAATTATGAGTGGTGGAACAATATCTCAAATAAAAAAATTAGAAAAAGAATTGAGTAGATTAAATGCAATTGGTGGGTTTGAAAAAATTGTACCGAGTGAAGGAATCGTATTTAGTTACAAAGGAAACGCTTATAAATTAACGGGAGCATTCGCACCTTTGAACCAAATTTTAGGAATTTTTAAGTTTAGCCGATAAAAATATATACTTATATATAAAGTTACAATTTATGTTAATTAAGAGCAAAGGTAATAAGGATAAGAAGACATGGATGCATCCGAGTAGAAAAAAGATATTGGATGTGATGCATGGCAGAGAAAGTGGAAACGCAACAGTTGGGTGGGATAAGGTAAAAGAAAAAAGAGAAGTTGGTGATACTTGGTTTGATGCAAACGGAAAAGAATGGGAACAACATGAAGGATTTAAAAGTTCAGTTACCCAATATGATGAAGCAAGAGCGTATTTAGATATACTAACTACTTGTAAATCTAAAGAATGCAAAACATCAAATCCAAAAGGAGTTAACTTAAGATTTATTAAACAAAGTGGATTTTGTATTAATTGTTTAGTAGAAAGAGAAGCTAAACTTAAATTAGAAGGTATCTATCAGAACTATGAATATTGGAAAATGAACTCAAAAGCATTAGGAACAATTAAAGATGATTTAGCAAAATTTGAACAAGCTAGAAAAGATGCAGACACAGTTCCTACTATTGTAAACGAAGATGGTAGTATTGAAAAGTGGAGTATCGATGGTGATATTGAAAAAGTAAAAAGAGATTTAGATTCAGATATAGCGGGTCTAAACGAATTAATAATAACATTCCAAACCGCAGTAGATGAGGATTGGGAAATAATAAAGGAGAAATATAATGAAATTTTTGAACATTAAGAATATTGCAATAGTAGCATTAATTGCAGTAGTAGTTTTCCAACAATGTGGTGGAAACAAAAAAACAACCGGTGAAATCGTAAAAGTTGATGGTAAAAAGTATGAACTTATTAAACATGAAATTGATACATTTGAAATAGTTAAAACAAAAGTAGTAACTAAAAAAGGTGAAGATATCTATCATGAAACAATTAAGGAAGTAATAATCCCTACAATCGTAGATACACAAGCTTTATTACAAAATTATTTTGCAAAGAACATTTATAAAGATACATTACAATTACCAGATAGTTTAGGAATTGTATCTTTAATTGATACTATTACTCAAAACAAAATATTGGGTAGAACTTTTAATGCGAGTGTTAAACAAAGAGTTATTAAAGAAACAACAATTGTAAAAGAATTACCTAAAACAAAATTCTTTTATGGTTTAGAAGGTGGATTTAATAAAGCAGATTTAATATCTCATTTAGGTATGGGATTTTTAATCAATACAAAATCGGATAAGATGTATCATTTAGGAGTTGGTGTTGCAAATAGAACGATTGATGGTACAACTGGCACTTTAGCACCTTATGTTGGTGGTGGTGTATATTGGAAGATTAGATTGAAAAAATAATGAATACCCCACAAAAATCCCTAAAGGATGTAATTAAGGAACAATATCAAAAGTGTGCCGGTGACCCGGTATACTTTATGAAAAAGTATTGTAAAATTCAGCATCCAATTAGAGGAAAGATACCATTCGAATTATATCCATTTCAGGAAGATACCCTAACCGATTTTAAAGAACATAGATACAACATTGTTCTTAAATCTCGTCAGTTAGGTATATCAACATTAGTAGCAGGTTATGCACTATGGAAAATGATATTCAATGAGGATTTTAACGTTCTTATTATTGCGAACAAACAAGATGTAGCAAAGAACTTAGTATTAAAAGTTAGAACGATGAATCAACTTTTACCTGTATGGTTAAGAGTTGCAGAATCCGAAGATAACAAACTTTCCCTTAGATTAAAAAATGGTTCACAAGTAAAAGCAGTATCTTCAAAACCTGACTCTGGTCGTTCTGAAGCCTTATCTTTATTGGTATTTGATGAAGCAGCGTTTATTGATTACATCGATGAGATATGGACTGGTACTCAATTAACGTTGGCTACCGGTGGTGATTGTATTGCATTATCTACTCCGAATGGTGTGGGTAATTGGTTTCATAGAATGTGGGTTGGTTCAGAAAACGGTGAGAATTTATTTAATCCAATCAAACTTCACTGGACGGTGCATCCTGATAGAGAACAAGATTGGAGAGATGAACAAACACAACAATTAGGTGATAAGCAAGCAGCACAAGAGTGTGATTGTGATTTCATTTCTTCCGGTGATAACGTAATTGATGGTGACCTTTTGATATGGTATAGTGAAAATAACGTATGTGACCCAATTGAAAAGACTGGGTTTGATAGTAATATATGGTTATGGAAAAAACCAGATTATAATCGTTCATATGTAGTAACTGCCGATGTAAGTAGAGGTGACGGTAATGATTATTCAGCATTCCACATCATAGATATAGAATCAATGGAACAAGTAGCTGAGTATAAAGGTAAAATAGAACCAACTGATTTTGGTAATATGTTAATCAGTATAGCAACTGATTACAACGATGCATTATTGATTGTAGATAACGCAAATATCGGTTGGGCAACAATACAGCAAATATTAGATAGAGATTATAAGAATTTATTTTGGAGTAATAAAGATGTTCAATACGTTGATGTTAATACACAATGGACTAACAAATATTATAGAGAACAAAAACAAATGATTCCTGGTTTTACAATTTCATCTAAGACAAGACCTATGATTGTATCTAAGATTGACCAATATATGAAAGATAAATCAGTTATTATACACTCTAAGAGAACCATAGATGAGTTATTTACTTTTATATGGAACAATGGTAGAGCAGAAGCAGCAAGAGGTTATAATGATGACCTTACGATGGCATTGGGTATTGGATTGTGGGTTAGAGATACCGCGCTAAGATTAAGAAACGAAAGAGGTTCATTAGCACAAAGTGCGTTAAATGGATTTGTTAAAACCGAATACAATCCCATTTATACGCAAAAAGATTTAAGAGAAGACCCGTATAGAATGAATATTGGTACGGATGATTTTGAAGATTTAAGGTGGCTTATTAAATAATATAATATTTATATATTGTATAACGAGGAAAATATAATGAAGAAAAGTTTTTTATATGAATTTTTTGGTTTACCTTTAAGTAAATCTATACATACGTTAGAAAATGGAAATAAAATTGAATTGGGTAGAATTTATTCTGACCCATACGCAATGGCATTTGGTAAAATAAAAGAAGATATAGATGATGATATTGATGAATATGATGTAGATGAGGATGATATAGAAGAAATGGAAGATTTTATAGCTTTTCTTAAAACTAAAGTTAAAGAAAAAGAAATGTATAATGAATCTACATTAGAGGAAGCAGAATATCAAGGTAGAACGGTTCAGTTAGGTAAACCAACGGCAGGGGATGTTAAGAAGTTTAAAGTGTATGTAAAAAATCCAGCAGGTAACGTGGTTAAAGTAAACTTTGGACATGGTGGAACATCTGCAGCGGCTAAGGGTGAGAAAACAATGAGAATTAGAAAATCTAACCCAAAAGCGAGAAAATCGTTTAGAGCTAGACATAATTGTGATAGTCCGGGTCCTAGAACAAAAGCAAGATATTGGTCTTGTAGAAAATGGTAATATAAAATAATATGGCAGATACTTCATTTTACGGCAGGTTAAAGAAATTATTTTCAACAGCGGTTATCGTAAGAAATCAAGGCGGAAAGTTAAAGGTAATTGATTACGATGAAACACAGGCAATAGCTACCAATCTTAGAGATAGGTATATGAGATTGCATTCATCAGCAATGAACAATACATTTGAAAACTATTTGGCTTATCAACAAATAAGACAAGAGTTATTTAGAGATTATGATGCAATGGACCAGGATCCAATTATAACATCCGCATTAGATATCTATGCAGATGAATCAACAAGTAGAAATGAGTATGGTAGAATTGTAGAAATCAAAACTAATAATGACCATATTAAAGATATTCTAACTAACTTATTTTATGATGTTGTAAATGTAGAATTTAATTTATGGCCTTGGGTTAGAAATATGGTTAAGTATGGTGATTTCTTTTTACATTTAGAGATTGCAGAAAACTTAGG